GCCGGATCGCCGGAGAGAATCGTGCGCGACGCCACCAGCGCATCCCAGATGAGCATGTTGCCGCCGACGCTGGCATCCAGGATCGCGAAGTGCGTCACCGTGCCCCAGTTCGCCGTCGGCGCGGGAAACGTAATCGCGACCGCGTTCGACGTCACGCCGCCGGTGCCGCTGGAATTGCCGGTCGTACCCCCTTGCGTCGCCGCCCAGTTCGTATCGAGCGGCGCGAGATTCACGCGGGCATACGCGCCGCCCGTGACTTCGGTGCCGCCGCCGCTATCGCTTGGCGCGGTCGTGAACAGCGCCATATACAGCGCCGTCGGTTTCGACCAGGTCCGCGTGCGGAAGAGATGATCAACAATGAGATTTTCTAAGAAGTCGCTGGCTTGTGCAGTTCCCATGATAATATCACCTCATGCCGAAGAAGCTAACACTGTCCAAGGCTCAGCGTCTCGCCAGACGCCGCGCTCAAGTGCGCCAGTCTGTCGAGAAATGGAAAGCTGCCCATCCCGGAGCGATGCAGACGGCTCAGCGCCGACACTACCGCGCTAATGCGGATTACTATCGCGCTAAAGCTCGCCAGTATTACCGCGCCCATCGCGATGAGAAACTGGCGTACGCCCGCCAGCGTCAACAGAAGTATCGCGATCGCCTTTGTGCGGATATGCGTAAATTCACTCGAGACAGTCGTATCGAAGTCTTCGAGCATTATGGCCAGACGTGCGCCTGCTGTGGCGAAGACACATTTAACATGCTGACCATCGATCACATCGGCGGCTGTACGGCGGCGCGGCGAAAACTTGAAGGCCAAGGGGCGCGACTCGTTCGATACTTGATCAATCATGGATTTCCGCCCGGCTATCGGATCCTCTGCTTTAACTGCAATCGAGCCGCGGCACTCAACGACCACATCTGTCCGCATCGCACTGGTTGCTTTGCTTAACGATTCTCGAATTGCCGCCCGCTGCCGTACATCAACTCGTCGCTGACGGCTTTCGCCAGTTCCTTGACCGTGCGCGGATCGAGCACGCCACTCACTTGCACCGACGCGTTCACGGTCGTCGGCGGAACGAGGCCACCGGGGCCGACACCGCTCCGTAATTTGCCGAGGATTGCCTCGTCGAGATCCTGGTAGGCCTTGACGCGACTCTCGCCCATGAACATGCCGGTCTTGGCTTCCATATCCGCGATCCGCTCGAGCGTCGCATTGAGCTTGTCCATCGCGGCGGTCGCCGGATTCGCCTGTTGCGGTCCGAGCGCCCGTTCGATGTTCACCCGCTTGGCTTCATCCTCTTGAATGATGGCCTGCGTCTTCAGGCCCTGAATATAGGCATCCTGAATATCCAATTGCTTTTGTTTCTTCTGATTCAATTGGTCTGTGAGCTCGATGCCTTTGTTCAGCAATTCTGATTGCAGATTCTTCATCGCGCGCAGTTGATCGGAGAGCTGCGCCTGCGTTTGAATCGTCTCCTCGGTTTTCCGGCGATAAGCCTCCATCTGCTCAGCACTGACATCAAAGACCTTGGCATTGGCCTCCGTCAGAATGCCTAAGTCATACAAGCCATCGAGATAGTGTTCTTGTTGCTCTGTCAGGGCTTGTAATTGATCCTTCTGAATTGCCAAAAATCTTTGTTCATACGTGAGCGGGGGCGTGGGCGGTTTTTCTTTCGGCAAGGAGATGTCCGTCTTCGCCTTGCCTTGCGCCTCGAGAATCTCTTGGATGGCGCCCGGATCCATGCCGCGCATCATCGCTTGGATTTCAAACAGAATCCGCTTCGCCCCTTGGAGCCGCGATGGGGCGTTTTCCCAAGTCTCGATGAACGAATTCGCCGCGCTCATCCCTGGGCCGAGGACATGGGCCGACGTGTTTTGAATGTTGGTTTTCATCCGGTCCCAGGTTTCGGCGAATTTCGCGCCGGCCCGCACCGAGTCCTCGCTCATGATCTTGTTGGTCTTGCGCGCCGCCTCGACGGCCTGGTCGAAATCCTTCGCGACCCGCACGACCGCCGCACCGACGCGCGAGCCGAACAAATCCGCCGCAATCCTCGTTTTCTCGAGATGGTCCGGCACCTGATCGATCGCTTTGAGGAGCGTGCGGAACATCTCGTCGGGCGATTTGCCTTTGAGATCTTCGAGTGAGAGGCCGAGCGCATGAATCGCACCCGCGGCTGATTGATCGCCGCCGGCCACGCGCGTCGACATCGCGTAAATCGTCCGGCCCAAATCATCCATCGAGACGCCGAGGTCGCCCGTCACGGCCGCCATCTCTTGCAGTTTCGTAGTACTGATCCCAGTCTCGATGCTGAGATTCCGCATCTGTTTGGCACTCTCCGCGATCCCCATCACGAAGCTACCGAGCGCCTGCAACGAGAACGTTACGCCGAACGCGCCGGCGAGATTCTTGACCAGGCTGCCCATGTCGGCGAGTTCGGTCTTCGCCTCGCGCGCATGTTTCGCGAGGTTCGCCATGTTCTCGGGCACATCCATCCCAAGCGCCCGCATCTTGTTGGCCGCGTCGGCCGCGACCGCTCCGACGCTCGCGAGCTCCTGTTCGGTGAGTTTGGTCGCCCCGCCGATCTCTTCGATCGCCTTCGTCATCAGCATGGCGTCTTGGATCAGCTTGCGACCCGAGAACTTGTCGACCATCCGATTGAGCGAGGACTCGACGCGCGATGCGCCTTTCGAGAAATCGACGAGCGCAATCTCGGCCTTGTCGATGGCGTCGAGGAAGCTCGAGAAATCCGCTTTGAATGTGGCTGTAATCGCCATGATTAGTGATGTGCTCTGGCCTCTTCCGCTTCCCGGTTCAACATGGTGACGAGGATGTCGAAGACTTCGAGGGAGAGCCCCTGCACGTCTTCATATGTCCAGTTCATGGCGCGAGCAATTCTTAGACAGGACTCGATCCACTCACGCCGGTGAAGTTTTTTCGCTCGTCCTCCCGTTGCGCTTTCCGCCCGTCTTCGTGGGCATCGATCGCCGCGACGATTTCGGTCTGCGTCTCCTGATCGAGGTTGTAAATCGAAGACGGACTGACCGGCACCGGCCGACCGGCCGGATCCGTAAACGACCAGCCGACGATGTAGGCGCGTAGCCTGGCGCGGTTGACTTCCTTCGGCTTCAGTTTGACTTTTTCACCCGCCGTGTAATCTTCGATGAGATCGCCCATGAGGTCGTTGTGCTCGCCGGCACTGAGCTCACGCTTGATGTCGATGTAATCCCCCTCGGACAACTGCAGCCGGTCCACTTCCGGCTGAACAAACCGACAACGGGCCATAGGCTTACTCCGTCTGCGTCAAGCACGCGTGCAGCGTGCCGTTCGCGATCTGCAGCGAAGTCACCGGCCAGCGCCAGCGCACGCCAGTGGTCTGACGACTGCCAAAGAAGGTCAGCGCCGACGGCTGCATCGTCGTCGCGTATTGGTCGACCTCCCCGACGACGTGCGCCGTGAGATCCAACCCTTTGCCAGTCATCGTGATCGTCCAGGGCCCCAAGACTGCGACCTCGCGGTAGTTCCACTTCAGCATCCCATCGACCCCGGTGATGGTATAGGTCGTGCCGGTCACTCAGTCATCCATTAGAAGTTGACGAACCACGAACCGTTGGCGACGTAGTTGCTCGAGATGGTGACCGCGCCTGACACGGCGACGTTGATCGAGCAATCCACCCACGCCGGGCCGTATGCATACTTCGTGGGGATGTCGGCCGAGGGATAGAGATAGAGCTTCACGCCATCGGCCGAGGATGCCCCGCTAAAGGGCTTCGTTTCCGTGTCATCCCAGAATCCCGAGAATGAGCCCTTCAGATCTGGTAGTCCCTGCACATAGGTTTTGTTTGTGTCATTGAAGCTTGTCGTTTCGATCTTGTCCGTGTCGCGGTTCAGCACCCAGGTGTTGAGATGCACCACACTGCTGGCGGTGCCAGATCCCGTCGTCGACATATAGACGACGCCTTTTCGCGCAGGATACACAGCCATCGAATCACTCCCAGCCGCGGGTCATGCCACGGCCTGCTGTGGAATCAATCGTGCGAGATCGCCCAGGACCGTCATGGCCCGGGTCGCCCACGATGACTCGGCCACACAGGCCGGTAACTGTTGCGCCATCCGCGCCCGCCCGTCCGGGTCTTTCAACCACAGGCGAATCAGCGCGGCCGCCTCGGTCGGCGTCGTGAAGGTCGGCACGACGTCGCCGAACACTTCGCGGACTTCCGCCCGGTAATCGGAAAGATGAAACGCGCCGCACGCCGCGAGCTCATACGCGCGCGGACTGAGGGATTCGCCCATCGGCGCCGCGGGGCCATGCCGGCCCCAGCCCTGCGAGCGGCGATACAGATTGAGGCCGATCTTCGCGCGCCGATAGAGCGCCGCCGCCATCTCGTTCGCAATCGGCGTCGACCGCACACAGGCTTGCACCTGATCGTTCAAGCCGAAATCCGGATCCCAGCTGCCATAGAGCCCAAGGTCGATGCCCGTCCAGTCGATGGCATTAAACCAGCTGACCCGTTCCGCAAAGCCGGATCCGACGAAGACCACATCGTGCTGCGGCAGCTCGCCGATCGGCCGGTTTGAGACGTAATGCTTGTGCGGATGCCAGGCGTGCGGGAGATAGCCGGCATGGCGGTTGACTTTCCGGAATTCCGGCACGACGGACCGTTCGTTCGTCCAGCACCCATCCACCAGACTGGCAATCCGCATCTCATGCGCGTGGTCGTACGGTGACTCCGTGAACAAGACCGTCACCAGCAGACCAGCGCGCTTCATCATGATGATCACGTCGGGATGCAGCAACGTGGCACTGACGACGAGCACAACATCGACTTGCTGGCGCAGCGCCATCTCGAGCGCACCGACGCCCGCGTGGTACATGATGTCGTTCCACTCCGGCTTCGGGAGATCCGGCCGGGTCTTCTTTTTCTTCCGCCACAGCCAATGCAGCGACGCCTTCGAAGCTTCGATGCGCGTGTCGAGTCGATACGGTTCGACGTACGTCCCGTGCTGTTGTAAGCCGTAGTACAGGCCGTCGTAGACATCGGCGGTCGACCATGAGGCGCCGGGATGGACCAACAGGACACGTAACGCCCGCGTCTGGGATGGTGGCGCGGCGCCGGCGGGCGTCCCTTCCTCGCGGCATCCGACGATGATGTGTTCGTTCCAGATCAGCGCATCGGCCGGATACTTCGCGAGCGTGGTTCGGATGAAGTCGTAATCCCCTTCATGCCGGCGGCCCCAGAGTCCGAGTCGATCATCATTCGGCACGACAAACTGCGTCCCGCTGACGTTGCCGCAGACGACGGCGCGTTCCTTCCAGAGCGTGCCCTGGCCAGCCGGCGCCCGCATCTTGAACATGATCGGGCGGTCGGGATGGGCCGTGATGGCCGCGCGAATTGCGGCGAACGCGCCCTCGGTATAGAAGTCGTCATCATCCATGAACAGCAGATGACTGCCGAGCGCGAGCACCATTGCCGCCTGGCGTTCGCGCTGCCCCCAGCAGCCATACGGGCCGTCTTCGATGTAGCGATACCCGAACTGCTGCGCGAGCGTTTTGATGTGGGCGCCGTTTCCGACGACAAGAACTTCATCCTGCGGCTCGAGCGGCTGCGCCGCAATCGAGCGCAGCGTGCGTGCGAGCGTCTCCCGGCCGCTGGTCACGACGAGGACTGAGAGGCGAATACTCACGACTGATGCACCTCGAGGCCGGCGCGCTCCACGAGCTCGATCAGTGCTTTGATCATCCGCGCGCGGATCCGCATCACGCGCGGGATCATCTTTTTGTCAAGCGGCGCTTCGGGCATCGGGCCACGGTTCCAGCCTTTGTCCGTCTTCCGCGGTCGCCCTTTGGTCCCGTTCTCATAGAGCCAGGCATGTGGCGCCCGACTCTGGACGACCGCACTGGTGAACACCACGGCGCGGTTCTTGACCATCCGGACACGAGCCTTGAGATTCCCAGGGGGAAACCACGGCGTCCGGCGCCTGGCGGTCGGATGAAGATTCGTCGTCCGCACGGGATAGGCGTCCTGCACTTCCCGCTGAGCCAGTTCGGCGTGCGCGATGACGATGTCGGAGGCTTCCTTGATCAGATGCTCTGGCAGCTGCTGGAGAGTCTTCCGGAGCTCGTCGAGCCCCTCCATCTGCATTTTGATGCTGCTCATGGGATGACTTCCTCGCAGAGCAGCCGCATCTCGGCATTCTGTTCGTCGATGTTCTGAAAGCCGCGCACAAAGAACTCGCGCGCCACCGCGCCGGTCGCCTGATAGACGATGCGGGTATCCATCGTGACCTGCGGGTGATAGCGCATCGAGACCAAGGAACTCACGCCGCGCCCTTCCGGCGATGGTGCCATCGGCTGAATCGCACACCACCAGGTCGACGGCGTGAGCAGCTCGAAAAAGCCGTCGGGATCATTCGTCGTGGTCGTCGATTTCCAGAGCGTCACCGATTTGTTGTAGCGACCGACGCGCGGCATCAGCAGTACCCCACCGTCGAGGCATCACTCCAGTACTCCGGCTCGATCCAATGCACACAATCCGTCCAGCACGCTTCAGCAGCCATGCGGGCTTTGTCGCCGTCGTCGAGCCCTTCCCGGTCGGCATCGAGATAGGCGACATACATGCGGATCCCCTGCTTGATGCGCTCGGGAATCTTGGTCGTCGCGTCCCAGCCGATCACGTAGGTGATAATCACGGTCGGCGTCAGTCGCGTGCTCTGCACGGCCGGCCAGGTCTGATTCGGTTTCAACACCACGCGCGCCGGCCGGCTGATCGCATCGGTGTCATAGACACTGGTCGCGAGCGTCTGCAGTGTGCCGGTCGTGTCGTAATACTGAATACTCGTGATCGACTGCAGCGGCGCTGCGCGCGGCAACCAGATCGTCTGGTAGAAGGCATTCAGCGTCATCTGCCACGTTTGGGTAAACAAACCGCGGCCGAGCGATTCTTCGGCCTGCTCGCGCGCGGTCGTGATGAACCGCGAAATGACGGCATCATCATCGTCCTGGCGGATCCGAGCGTGCTGCTTGGCTTCGGCCAGCGTAATCGGCTCGGTCGTCGGCCCGGTCACGAGCCCCCACGAGACCTTTTTGGTATTCATCGCGACCCTCGTGCGCGCGGCCGGCTGCGTGCGGCGGTCTCGGGCGGCTCTCCCAGCGACGCCGCCTCGGGTTCGGCATCAAGTGCCACCGCGACCTCGTCACGCAGCCAGCCCCGCACACGCTCATCGATAGGAATGTCGATAATCTGCCCCGCCTGAAACGGCGCCGCCGGATGATCCGACGGCGTCGTTGTCAGGAATTTGATCCGCATTACGCGGCCCCCGCCGCCTGTGGTGGCTCGACCGGATCCAGTTCGGCCGTCGCGTGGCCTTTCCAATCGGCGCCCGTAGCTTTGACGGCGTCTTCTAACTTCTGCGCGGCATCGACGATCGTCTGCACTTGCTCATTCGTGCCCGTGACCTGCACACGGGCATAGACATGCGCTGTCGCCATGATTCACCGCTCCTTTACGCCTGCGTCGCGTACTTGACCGGCCGCGTGCCGGCATCGAGGAGATCGCCATCCGCCCGCGCGAACGCGAGAAAGGCCGTTTGGCCGAGCACGGCATAGAGTTCGTCGAGCCGACGGAGCTCGACTTCGCGCACATCCCGAATGAGGTATTTGGAGAAATCGCCGAACAGAATCGACTTCGCCGTGGTCGCCGGCGTGGCCATCGACTGATTGATCACGTATGCGTAGCCGTTGATCGTGTTCGGCTGTCCCGTCGTCAGGCCAGGCATCCAGATCGGGGCGCCGCCCGTATCACCCGAGTACTGCAGGATCTTGACTTTCTTGATCATCTTCAGCCCGCCATCGTGGAACATCCAGCGCCCGTTTACGCGATAGGCCGGGTCGACCGAGTGTTCGATGTCGACGAGGTTGTCGTAGCTGCACGTCGTTTGGCCCGACAAAGTGACGCCGCTCGAGGTCGCCGCCGTCACGATGCCATTCGGCTGCGAGCCGGTGCCGGTCGTGAAGTGGTCATTCTGGATACGGCCAATGCGATTGGCCAAAGCCGAGCCGATGAACTCGCCGACGTTGATCGATGTGTCCTGCAGGAATTCCATCGAGGCCAGGATGTACTTGCTGCTGTACTTCCAGGCGTCGAGAACGAGCTGCCCGAACGTCATTTCCAGCTCATTCGACGTCGTGTTCTCGCCGATGATCTCGCCCTTGTTGGACGTGTCGTTGGTGGTCGGAATTGGCAGCGGCCCGCCGGTGCTCGTCCGCAAGATGGTCGCGACCGAACGCATCCCGCCAAAGGCGAGCAGGGCGACCTCGAGCGCGCGCATCATCTCATCGGCGACGGTGTAGCCGCCCGTCGTCGTCGTCGATTGGGCGCCGGTCAGCGCGGCGCGTTCCTCATCGACGTGTCCTTGCCAGCGGTGCAGATCATCCTCGCTCGCGCGGAACTGCTCCGCGCCGAGGTGCCACTCCGAAGAACCGAGCGCCTTGGGCGCAAACATATTGATGAAGATCCGCTTCTGGTCGAGCGGGATCCCGCAACGCTGCGCGAGTTGCCGTTGTTCGGAGGTCGGGTCGACTTGGCCGGCCAGCATCCAGGTACGCAACGCTTCGGCCCGGTCGCGATTGGTGAGTTGGCTGCTGAAGCGATAGCCGCTGCCGCGGGTCTCGCTGGTTGACGAATTCGGCTGGCTGCGCCGGCCCTGCGATTCATCGAGACTCGCCAGCGCCGCCTGCTGTTTCTCCATCCGGGTGATCGTCCCGCTCAGGGATTCGATCTCAGCATGGAGCTTGTCGAATTTCTCGTTCTCGTCGGGCCGCAGATCCATGCGTCGTTCGTCGGCGCAGTGTTTCAGAATCTCGTCGGCCTGATTGGCGAGCTCGCCTTTCTTCTGGCGAAGTTCGGTGAGATTTTGTGAGTAATCCATCTCGGTCATTCCTCATGGGTCGTGCGCTGAGGAACGGCTCGAGACACATGGCAGGAGCGCGATCCACGCACGAACAGCTACCTCGCGGTTCGTGGTTCGTGGATGCGCTCGACACGCGAGCTACATCACGATTGTCGCCTGCGCTCTACACCGCCACCGGCAGTTGCGAGCACGGCTCAACTGTGTCAGACCGGAGCAAGAGTAAAAGAAAATGGACTAGGGCCGATTTTTTAGCGCCGAAATGGCCTGACGGATGACGGCCGGCACCGAGGCACCTGATTGGCGCGCGATCTGGTCAAGACGATCGTAGTCTGACGCCGCCAGGCGTACCGACACTCGGACCCCGTTCGCGACTTCCCGCGGGCGCCCGCGTTTTACGTTTTCGCTAGCCGGGTGCGATGAACTTTCTTCAGCCATGCGAGTCTGCATCCCGCCTGCACTTGTTGAAAGGTTTCGAGGGACCGCATCGCCACCTGCACATCGGTCTGCGGATAGGCCGGAAACGAGACGATCGAGACTTCCGAGATCCGCATATCGCTCACTTCCCGCACCTGTTCGCCGTCTTCGACGTGCCAGTCATCGTCGAGCGTCCGAAACGCGAACGACATTCCCGTGATGTCGCCGCGGCGCACGGATTCGAGGATGTCCCGGCCCGCAGTCGTATCGGCGGGATCAATCTCGATGCGGAGTCCCTTCTTGTCCTTCCGCAGCGCGAGCGTACCAGAACGTGTTCGG